ATGCAGATAGTCGATAACCATGACATGACGATATCGGTCTGGGTCTTTCCTGATACTGATATTTCAGATGTATCGCGTGAGTTAATTGCGGCAATTAAACAGGGGTATCTCACAGTAAAAGCCGCCGGGGTATGGGCGGGTGGCATTGAAACACCTTCGGTGGAAACCCCATCGGAAGGTTCAAAATTTTTTGGTTTTGATATGGATAACGAATTCATCAGTGGTTTTGATGTAGGGGCATGGGGAGTATTACTCTGATGGCGAAAAATGACTTTAAAGCGTTTGCAACTGATCGGAATGCCAATGTTATGTCGCAGGAGGAATGGGAAGCGTTGCCTGCGCTTTTATCCGGATTTACAGCAGGGAAAGCATCCAGTGCGCAAGTCAATAAGGTTATTCGGCAGGCCAGCTTTATTGCTGCAGCTCTGGCCCAGTTTGTAAGTGACAAAACGCAACGGGATGTGCTTGATAATGGTGATCTGCCCGGTTTTGTTGAATTGCTGGGATCGGGGTTTGCTGTTGAATACCTGAGCCGCAAGAATCCGTTTGGTGATATCAAATCGGATGGCACGGTGGAAACGGCTCTCGAAAACCTTGGTTTGGGAGAAGGAGCTCCAGCTATTGGCGTTCCGTTCTTCTGGCCGTCCGCTGCAATGCCAGATACCGTAATCGATAGCTGGTCCGGTATGGTGTTTTTGAAGTTCAACGGCGCGAAATTCTCTGCCACTGATTACCCTGTGCTGGCGAAAGTGTTTCCGGCTCTGGCATTACCTGACGCACGCGGTGATTTCATTCGTATCTGGGATGACGGGCGCGGGATTGATGTCGGACGTACCCTACTTTCAGGGCAATCACACACAATTATGGATCATGCACACAATATGGAATTGTGGACGGGGGACGGGCTTGCCGCAGGAAGTGCACGGGAAGGAGTAAACCCAGGAATACTGGCTACATATGGTGACGGGGGAATAGTTAAAACGGACGAACCCGGTCTTAAGGTGCCTTCCTCACTACGAGCTCTTAGCTCTCGTAGTGTTAAACGTTATGGTGAAATTAGTGGAAATGTAGGTACAGAAACCCGTCCACGAAATATTGCATTTAACTTTCTGGTGAGGGCTAAATAATGAAACCTGTTTTTGATGAAAATGGGCTGGCTACAGTGCCGGGCGATATGCGTTGTTTTTATTATAATGCAGTAACGTATGAATATACCGGCTGGTCTGATGAATATATTAATACTGGCGTAAGTATACCCGCCTGTTCCACTGGTATTGACCCGGGCGAAAACATTCCGGGAAAAGTGGCAGTATTTACGGGTAAGGGATGGAGCCATGAAGAAGACCATCGCAATGAGACCGTTTACTCAACTGAAAATGGCGCAGCTGTTACAGTGGATTATATCGGTGCCATCAAAGACGGTTATGTCACGCTTTCACCGTTAACGCCATACGATAAATGGGATGGTGAGAAATGGGTGACGGATACCGAGGCACAGCATAGCGCCGCAGTAGAAGCGGCAGAAGCACAGCGCCAGTCACTGATTGATGCTGCAATGGCTTCCATCAGTCTGATTCAGCTGAAATTACAGACCGGACGGAAACTGACTCAGGCAGAAACAACCCGACTTAACGCCGTGCTGGATTACATTGACGCGGTGACGGCAACAGATACCAGCACCGCGCCGGATGTCATCTGGCCTGAACTGCCGGAGGCGTAGGCCATTCAATATCGGGGGCTGTTGACGTATCAACACGCATCAGCAGCACACGGTATTTCTTCCATTCGGTGAGAGTTGAAGTTTCTTCATCAGTTGCGATATCAGCATCAACAGCATCCTGACGCCAGGATATTTCACTGTCAGCTTTTGCACGAAATGTGGCTTTCATGTTTTCTGCATCTGATATTTTCTGTTCTGGTGAAAGCGGCGGCTCATCAACCCATGCAAGGGCCCCTGAAACCATTCCCAGCATTTTTCCTGTTGGCTTATTTCCCCCATTAAATCTGACAGCATCCTCATCGCTGATTTCAATACCATCCTGCGGCCATGTCCCCTCCTTGATATAACTTTCATATAGCGCTGCGTTGTAGATTGCATTTTCGGACGGGCTGTAAACACTTTTAACTTTATTCATTCTGTTATCTCCCTTTCGCTATATAGCAAAGATTAAACCCACCGGCGCCTGACATACGGGCTGTAAAACCCGTTCTTGAAGTACCAGTTGAGTTAACTCCATAAGCAGGCATGGTTGTTGGAGAAAGCAGAGACTCCTGGATATCTGCCATTGTCAGTGTAATTGATTCGACCCGCGCGGGGAAAGGTAGCGGGAAAACAACATTCGTCCCTGTCTGTCCAACGGGGAAACCGAAAATGCCCCATTGTGTAATTACCCCATCCGGCCCCTTACTCCATCCAGATTTAGGATTCGGCCAGTCTGCTACTCCAGAGTGCCCCGTTGTAAAACTACTCATATCTGGTACTTGCCCGGTATCCGTTCCGACGTTCCTCGTTGCCGCTTCTCCCAAACCAACGTTTATGAAAATGCAGAAATAACGAGCAAATGGCATCATTCCTGCTTTTGTCAGGGAGATCTACCATGCTTATTGGCTATGTACGTGTGTCAACAAATGACCAGAACACAGATCTACAACGTAATGCGCTGAACTGTGCAGGATGCGAGCTGATTTTTGAAGACAAGATAAGCGGTACAAAGTCCGAAAGGCCGGGACTGAAAAAACTGCTCGGGACATTATCGGCAGGTGATACGCTGGTGGTCTGGAAACTTGACCGACTGGGGCGCAGTATGCGGCATCTTGTCGTGCTGGTGGAGGAGTTGCGCGAACGAGGCATCAACTTTCGTAGTCTGACGGATTCAATTGATACCAGTACCCCAATGGGGCGCTTTTTCTTTCATGTGATGGGTGCCCTGGCTGAAATGGAACGAGAACTGATTGTTGAACGAACAAAAGCTGGACTGGAAGCTGCTCGCGTACAGGGACGAATTGGTGGACGTCGTCCCAAACTTACACCAGAACAATGGGCACACAGGCCGGACGATTAATTGCAGCAGGAATTCCTCGCCAGAAGGTGGCGATCATCTATGATGTTGGCGAATCGACTTTGTATAAGAGGTTTCCAGCTAGGGTTATATAAAACCGCAGACACGTCGTATACAAGAACGTGCTACGGTTGACTGAAAAGTTAATGTGGCATGTCACAGGCCGTTTTTGCGATCTTGTTTTTAACGAATGCCACCACCTCCCGGGCGGGAATCCGCAGAGCGCCCACCGCAGCGGGAGCCGTCAGCGGCAGTATCGCTGTCGTGCTGACAACGACCAGCAGAGGCCTGAGTTGAAGCCACCAGAGACAACAAAACGAACAGGCAGCAAATGCTTTTTTCATTGTGAGATTTCCATCTATAAGCCACCTCAATGTGGCGTCAATGAGTGTAGCACTGACTTTTGTTTCGTCCATAAAAAAGCCCGCAGCGCGGGCTATTCTTCATCGTGGGTATTGTCGTTTTTAGATTTGCTTTTAGTGCTTGGTTTTTTTCGAAGAACAAAAATACCCGCAACTGCGACAACAGTACCGATCACTGTTCCTGCCAAAATTTCGTGACCAGTTAGCCCCAATATGGTTGCACATGTTACTGTAAAAAGAGTCGCAGCAAGACCATAAAATTGTCCTCGTTTATCCCGGTTTATCGCTCCATCAAGGGCCTTTTCTTCCATTTTTTGGCGGTGAGCAAACTCTTTTTCCGTCAACTGGAAAATCCGTTCAGGGGCATCAGGTAAAATATCCTGATACCCACGAAGAAGATAAGGTGGTGGAAGTGGTCCCTGGAACGCGTGATGAGCAACAACAATTTCCTGAATTTCTGGTCGGTCAAGCACGCGAGTAAATGCATCTGGGTTTTGGATAATCTCGTTACTTAGCTCTTCCTCAACTTCCTCGAACTCAGTTTCTTCGTTATCACTTGGTTGCCCAATAGATTTTTGCAT